TAGATTGCGATTATTACAAGAATTATAAAGGTCCTAATTTAACTCGCGCTCAAATATGGACACATGGCGATAAAAAATTAGATATCACCGAATATATGAAAGAATTCTATGGTCATCAAAATAATTGGTCAGGGAGATTATATACTTACGAGGATATATTTCCTCATAGAGATTATAAATATAAATTTAGAATAGAGTTTGTAGATGATAGTGGTAGAAGGCATTGGTTTTATGGTATGGTAGGAAAGCCCGAACAATACTTTAATCCTCAACAAGTTATGTCTTAGGGACTTTTCTGTAATAGATCCAATATATGAAAAATTTTTTTTACAGATAAAAAATAATAATTACTGATTCAATATTTTATTTATTCAGAAGGATGCCCCCACTGAACAATATTAGTTTCTTCGTTTTGATAACACCACAAACCATTATATTCTTCACAAGCTTTCCTTGTCCAACCATTCGGAAGTTTCTTTTTTATTCTGTTTCTTACTTCTTTACCGATATAATTACACCTTAACCCATCTTCATTCGTGTATGGATGAACACCTAATAGTGGTATTTTCCACACATGAATTATCACTTCTAGTTCATAAATTGTCATAATAACTCCTTTATCGTTCAAGATATGTTTTTCATCATAAATTTCATAAGGATCAATACCCCATTCCCCATCCTTATAAGCACTATTTCCGGCTAAAGCTAAGTGATCAAGATATTCAAGATTTTTATAATTCTGATCTGAAGTATCCCAGCAGAAACTATCTTGTTGAAAGAGTTTAATTTCTTTTCCATCTTTATCCTTGAAAATTTTACTCGGTCTGTCGCGAACAAATGAACCATCATAATTAATATTCCAAAGATAAAACATTTCACACATTTCTGGTCTCAAAAGCCTATCTATAAAAGCCCCTGAGTATTTCTTGTAAAAGATTTCCTCTGCTTCACTCACGCCTTCGCCACCCGCTTTAAAGATTGATTGAGATGCTTTCCCGACATGCCCTTTATTCTCCTTAAGAATACTGAAAAGATATTCTTCATCAAGTTTAGAGAAGCGGTCTTTTAACACATCTAGTTCTTTCAAAAGATGATCATCATTCATATTCTCACCAAGTCTGTCAGCAGACATTTATATATATATATATTATTCTGTATAATTCAGATACATAGAGATAAATCAAATTTATAAATAGCTTACGAAGGAGTATACATCATAAATTTTTTTTGCGAGTTCATAAATTTGATTTGAGGGATAAATTAATTTCATTAGCATAACAATCACATTGGCTGGGTAACTAGTCCTTTAACGCTTACAATACTTACAACACTCTCAACTACTTACAACCTCTACCGACCACTACTTCATCATGGCAGTTTGGCCCGCAACCGCTTTCACCCCCGACCAGTTCAATATCCCGACATCAGACGGAGATATCATCGAGTTCACCGGCGCGTTTTCCGAGTGGGATCTCTTCCGGCGGGAGAATGGGCGCGTCATTCACGGCGATGATGTATCCATCATCAAAGAAATGATGGATGCGGTTGAGGCAGAGCGCAACAAGGAGCTTGACCGGAAAATCCGCATCCTCGGCGAGGCTCTCGAGGGATTCCAACACTGCGAAAACACGGAGTGGTATGCGCGAACAGATTCGTGGGATCGCCTCGTGCCTTCAGATGGGGAGAAATGCGAATGGCCTCGTCATCGTGTCTGGGCTCACTTCATGCTGTGGCCTCTGGACGAAAATATCGCAGAGACTCTACAAGAGGCGGAGTTCCACGCTGACTATGAGGCGTGGCTCAACTCCAAGCAGTACGTGAAGTCGCTCGAAGAATACAACTTCCACAAGCTCCTAGCATTCAAGGATAAGTCGCCTCACTGGGTCGGCGAGTGCACTGGAGATAGCGCGACTTCCCTTGCTATCCCGAATCATCGCAGGCGCGTTGTTCTCTACAACACGAATTTCAAGGATCGTTTTAAGGTGGATGCGATCATAAGAACAGAGTTTCCGAATCAGTGGGGGAATACGGGCTACGCGAAAGCTTCTTCCGCATTTGGAGATATTTACATTCCTAGCAAATTCTTGGGTTACATCGGACAACCCGGGTCACCGCAGGCGATGACTATCGCGCTTCAAGACGTCAGGGGCAAGGAGAAGAAGGGTAATGGCTTCAGGTGGACATGCATTTACACTCACTAAAACACAAAATCAAAAAAAAAAGGAATATATAGAAAAAAACAAAACAAAAATATAGAAAATAGTTTAGTTAAAGACAAAAAAAATTTTTTTTTATCTATGAAAAATTTGATTTTAAAAGATCTTTAAAATTAGATAAACTTAACTGTTCTAGCGAGAGAACCGCTACCCATTTACTACGCAAATGTCTACCTTCGACGAAATCCCCTTTGAGGTGTTTATCAACGCAATTCTACCATGCTTGAGTGCGGTAGATGTGGGCCGGCTCGCTCAAGCCAACACAATGTGGAGGGATTTTGCCGGCGAATCAATAGTATGGAAGTCACTCTACCTTCGTCTTACTCCGGCCAAAATTCTCGACACAAGTGTCCATATTGGACCAAGGTCGGTGCGTTTGCGAGATCGACACCGAGAATACATCATCTTACGAAACACTGGTAAATCCACTACAGTATATCGCCCGGGTCGCCCGTTTACACCCGAATCCACCTTTCGATGTACCGATTCCACCTGGTTTTTAAACAATAGTTGGTGTTGTGGATGTATGCCACAAGATCTTAAGTCCACACTCAAATCGTGGCGGGAAGTTCGAACCGATGGAATTGACAGCGATGAATTTCAAAGGGTAGGTATCTATGGGGGGGATAGAGATACCAGGCCTTACTGCGAGTACGTCAATTCAAAGTGGGTGGAATACAATCGAGAAAAGGGCCTGTCCACCATCAACCTTTGCCAGAATCCAGATCACTATGCCATAGATACTCTAGGCACACTAGAAGATTGCAAAAAGAAAAGATCTTTCAAAAAAGCAACTCTCATAATACTCGAAAAAGAACCAAAAGCAGAGCTAGCGAAAGCTACGCGCGAAAAAAAAGCAAAACTTAGAAGGCTAGAAAAGGCACGCCAAGCTATTAGGGAACTCGAGCTACAATGCCTCGAAGCAGAAGAAAAAGAAACACAAGCAAAAAAGGTCATGGAATCTATCAAAACTGGGATTTCTTTGGCATAAAATTCAAAAAAAAGAAATATATAGAAAAAAACAAAAAATATAGAAAATAGTTTAGTTAAAGACAAAAAAAATTTTTTATGTGAAGATTAATTGTTCTTATAAGAATTAAAATTTGATTTTAGAGTTCTGTAACCAATTAATACAAAAGATACGAATAATATTTGTTCTGTTTAACACTTGAGAAATGTCAACCACCACTGTTTTCCCATTCAATTATCAGACCATCGTGAGCCAGGTTATGAAACTGGATACCCTTGAAGATTATGGACACCCAGTCTATGAGAATCAAACTGAAGAGTTTGATGAATCAAGGGGACATACAGTAGGTGTGTATGGATGGAGTATGTTTTGTGATGAGATAGGACCCTTTGAAGACAATCCCTGTTATGGATCTGAGATCCGGGGAAACCTATATGATGCGGAGAATGGATTAGGATATATTGGTTATATAGCTGAGATAGATGAAAAACCTTATCCTATCATTCATAGTTGGGCTATGCGGACACGCTTGAATCACCCCCAAAAAGGTAAGTACGATATAGACAAAACAGATGCAATCTATTACTATGAATCCCTAGACATGTGTTAGATTATCATTTAAATTAATACCATATTATTTTTTATGAATGTTATTATTTCTTAAGTTATACAAAAATTTGATTTGTAATGTTTTTTTCAATTAAACCAACAATATAACGAACAATAACTCTTCCTATACTCCGCTAACTTTCACGGGGAGGGTGTTTACGCTTTCTCAGATCAAGGACAAGGGCGGGAAATGGAATACTTCTGTGATGGAGGTAAGTTTCACTTTGAGGAGTTGGGGACCTCTTCAGGGTTGAAGTATCTCACACCGGCACATTGGAGGGATCTAGGTGAGAAGTCGGGAGACCTTTACTCTTCACAAGTCTCTTGGTCGGATGTCGCAATCAACGGAGTCCCATTGGAGAAGACCTTTGAGTTTGAAGATGATATCCTACGACTAAAAGCAGAAAAAGATGCTTCCTCTTCAGAGAAGGGTGTTATCGTGGTAAACAGTAGACCTCCGCAACCATTCACTATCCATGAGGAAGTAGAAGACAAGGATAAACGGTGGATGAGGCGTCTTCGAAAGCTTTATCCGATGAATTTCAGAGAAGCAAAAAAGAAGCGGAAATCTATAGAGAGGTTCCCAGTGAAACCAAAAGGTAAGAAACAGGTGAGAGATGAGAAGCTACATTCATCGGCAGATAAGTTTAATGAGATTACAGATGAAAAACAAGGTGGTGAGAGTGTTCTAGATTACACGATTTACATTCATAGGCACGGAGACTACAAAACAATCGAAGAAATAGATATGACATCTGTTCTCCCCAGTGACCCTTGGCTCCCAGTAAGATATATCACATACAAAGTTCCGGTTCACAGTAAGTATTGCCCCCCTCTCCACTGGCTAGAGCCGGAGATTCAGTGGGAGAAGATTTGGACTCATGTAGATGATTTGAAAACGGGGAAAAAAAGAGACTATCATTACTATCCAAATGGAGTGGGTGACTGTGAAAATGACCCATGTATCTATTTCTACGAGAAGAATTCCGATGATTTGAACTACCATTTTAATTGGGAAAAAGATTTCATGGATGTGATACTGTATTTCGGTGATTATTAGTTATTAAATCAGTATTAAATCTGTATTATTTTTTATGATATCTTTCTACAAATTCTATAAATTCATCATTTTCTAATGAAGATACTTTGTAAACACCCTTTTCAATGAATATTAAATAACCTTCATCTCTTAGCTTCTGTAAATTAGCTCTTATACTAGCTTTACAAGTAGTATTATCCTTATAAATATTCTCAAAATGTGTTAATGAATATCTATAAAATTCCTGTAAAGTAAATGTTCCCAAATCCAACCCATGTTTAACGATTTCTTTTTTGATTTCACTTTTCCAGGTCATTTTTTGTTTTAATGAATACTAAAATTCTAGATATCAAATTTAAATTTGATTTAAAGTATTACTTTCTAATTAAAACAAGTAAATATGGACATTCATAACATGAACGGTGTCGAATACTTAAAGACAATTGAGAATAATTCTATTGATTTTATATTAACTGATCCACCGTATATCACATCAAAGGAAACAGGTATGGATAATTTTAAGAAAATGATTGATGGAAACAAAGAAGCGGGTATTGAGTTTGTCAGAAGCGAAGAAGAATGGGAATCTGTGAAAGATAATTTTAAAGATAAATTTAGCGAATTTTCCGAAGAAACTATGAAAATAAATTACATGAAATTTGGAACAATTTATGGATCGAAATATAGTGTCCAGACAAAATATGGTAAATGGGATGAAAATTTTACCCTTGATATGCTTGAAGAATTTATTCAAATATACTATAAAAAATTACGTAAAGGTGGAACTATGATAATGTTCTTTGATATCTGGAAGATTACTCCATTAAAAGAACTATTAGAAAAATATAAATTTAAACAAATCAGATTTATTGAATGGATTAAAACAAATCCACAACCACTTAATCAAAGTGTAAATTATCTAACAAACTCCCGTGAAATAGCTCTTGTTGCTGTAAAGGGTGGTAAACCGACATTTAATAGCAAATATGATAATGGATTATATGACAATGAAATATATCAATTTCCTATACAGGGGGGGAAAAAACGATTTCATCCTACTCAAAAATCTCTACCTTTATTTGAAGCATTGATTAAGAAACATAGCAATGAAGGTGATGTTGTATTAGATACTTTCTTAGGATCTGGAACCACCGCTATAGCGTGTAAAAAAAATAATCGCAAATTTAAAGGATGTGAAGCATCAAAGGAATACTATGATAAACTAATGGAACTGGTAAATGATTAAAATGATTAACAATTATGTTTATATATTAATTTTTTTACATATTGTAAACTGCCACATACTTATTGTAAATACCTTCTTCATCGTAGCCTGATAGTGCTTTAATTTCTGAAAATACTGGATTATCGCGATTTAGTACTACATTTAGCAAGGCATCAATGCGATTATAAATATCGTCATTCATTTCACGCTTATAAAGCCCACTCTTGAACAAGAAGTATGATAATCTTAAATGATCGGGTTTCTTGATACCATCTTTTATTCTAGCGACATTTGATACAATTTGTGAATACTTATTCAGGAAATTTTTTGTTTCACTAATAGTATACTCTCTTTGAGAACGCGTTGGTGTATTTTCATCTTCCCAAATCTCACACTCATGATTGGCTGTTTTTCCTGGACGAACTGGATAATTCTTAGTTCTTATCATATGCATAATTGTTCCTAGAATTTCATAATGACCATATCGTAGAATATCATTCTTTGTAAGACCTAGACCACCCTCTGCCGACTTATTAGAGAAGAATGCCATATAATCCGAAAGGATATCAACAATAGCCTTTGTTAATTCATTGTCTGAACGAGCATGAATGAGTTCTCCATCCTTTAGTTTCACACCCTCTTGAATACGCATGAAGAAATCTTGGCACTGCTCCCTAGACCAATCCCTTGTCTCGGTGTATGACATCTTCATGTTCTTGATCCTACGCTTTTCATTGTCTGGTAATTCACTAAAACTTATACTCTTGTATTTAATATCATCTTTAAGAAATTTAAAAATTGTCACAATGCGATTTTGACCATCCATAATCCACTGAATACCTGTCCTCGTATCAATGTTGATGACAGGACCGAAAATTGGCATATTCCTACTGAGTGATTCGAGGTAACGCTCTTGCTGTTTCCTTGACCACACATACTCCCGCTGGTAATCTGGAACTCGTAGTTCAGGATCATCGCCAGACATCAAGTTGAAAATCTGACCAAGACTCATCTTGGTTGCTTCAGAGTTGGGATGCGGGTTCTCTGTGAAGAAAGACATTGTTTACTCTTGTTTGTTTAATTTAGTTAATTAACAAACGTTTAAATCAAATTTTTTATTTACATTTAGCTGATATTGATATCTTTATTCATTTGAATTAAACCTACAATAAAAATTAATCCCACGACACATATAATTATAATCTGATTATCGCTTAATTGAAGTTTTTTTATAAGTTTATCTACCAGAGTCCAAGTGAAAATCCATAAGAATAAATATATCGCTACTTTAAACCATTCATAAACTTTCATTTATAATAACTATATAATTTATTTTTTATGTTTACTACGTTTACTGCGTTTACTATGTTTACTATGTTTACTATGTTTACCATTCCATTTCACCTAAAAAATATTCATCTAATAATTCATCATAGTAATCTTTTACCGATTGAGTAATCTCAATTGGATCTTCTTTTGAATACAAATCAAAACTATTAAATTCTAATACGTCTTTAAGTATGTATTCATCACCTGGACTCATAAAATCATCATAAGATCCACCTGTATGCCACGGATATAAACTATGATAGCGAATCATATTCATCGTTCTATCGGTCATTTTGTGAAGATCTTTATTATGTTTAAGGACGCCATAGAGATATTCATCATGACCAAATGTGATAACTAGATTTTCAAGACCACAATTCTTCTTATAAATACATTTATCATGATATTTAAAATAGTCTGAATTATTTTCCATCGTTTCTGGATAAACAATTGTATCTGGAAATTTACAACCAACTACATATGTATCTCCAACAACCGAATAATTTGGTTCACCATATAAAAATAATACTTTTCCCAAATCATGGATCAGAGCAGAAATCTGTAACTCTTTATCTTCTGGATATCGCTTGCGCGCTCTTTCAGCGGTTTGATACGCATGGATACTATTTGGTACATCTAAATCTGGATCACTGGGATCAATAAAATCATCCATCATAGACAATGCTTTTTTAATACTCATTTTACATTTATCATATTTACTGTATTTCTTTCGCATTCTCAATGTATAGTCTAAATCTACCTTCTCATGCATTTCTTTATAGAATTTATATTGAGGAGTATCTATTTCATATTTTCGCAATTCACTCATTATAAAATAAAACAAGAAAAAAATTTAAGATAATAATTCGCTATTGTAATTATATGAATTTTTTAAAAGACTATTCATGTAATATATTTCACCCTGCTGATCTATTATCAATTTCCTACAAAAATCCATTAAATATGGGTGATTTGTATGTAATAATAATCTGCGACTCATATCAATTGCCACTTGATGATGGGGAATCATATGCTCTAAATACGATTTATCTGTAACATCCATCCCTACCATATGCTGCATATGATCATTTGGTTTAAAAAATAATGGATTACAATTCCCATCTTTTGATTTAGACAGTATCGGGGCATGAAGATCCATTTTAGTTTTAAATCTTTGAACATTATTTGGTAAATCATCGAATATTGTTTCACTTAAATTTCGTTTCATCTGTTCCATTTCCCAAATTTCATACCCTTGTTTTCTTATAATATCGCGACACAAATGTAACATCTGAGGAGTTTTCGTATTTGGGATAAGCATATTACTCATATCTATTGCTACTTGGTGGTGCGGAATCATATGATTTAAATAATCTATATCACTTAAATCATCTGTACAAGGGTTGCTCCCTGTAGGTGAAGAATTATCGTGATCCATCTTACTATGGTCCATCTTACTATGGTCCATCGGTTTGTTTTTATTAACATCCAAAAATGGAATATTTGTTGCCCAATGATTCATTTATATATTATATAGCAATAAATTTGATTTATTCTTATTCTTTTGAATTAAACGAATATTCTTAAATAGAATTACAATGACATCTACTGTTAATATGGCATCCACTACTAACTTCCGCAACCTGTCTTTGAAAGAGTTAAAAGATATATGTCGTTCAGATCCTAGGAAATATTATGGGTTCTCTAAACTGAAAAAAACAGAACTTATTGATTTCATGTATCGCAAGAATTCATCAAGTGTTAGCACCCGTTATCAGGTGCCGATTCAAAGGAGTCACCAGCGACCTTCTTACAACTTATCCGATGTGAGTCATATTTTTGAAACACCAGATGAACGCGAAGAACGTATCCAGAGTTATTATGAACCTAAACCAGAAGATAGTATCATAGAAGATTTGATGGGTAGTCTATCTCGTAAGTACCGCAACTCCAGTATCACTTTTGACAAACATGAAGATGAGAATAATGATCTTATTTATAGAGGTAACAAAGGTAAATACATAGCACAACATGGGTCTCTCGGAGAACATGGTGAAGGAATTCTTTATCATGGAACAGATGAAAAAAATCTTATTAGTATTCTTAACGATGATTTTAGACTCACTACAAATCCTGTTCATGGTCATCTGTATGGTAAGGGTATCTATTTTACAAACGATATCGAAAAAGCAATTTATTACAGTGAAAGAGGTAAATCCACAAAATATGTTATTGTGGCTATGGTTCATATTGGAGATATCTGCTTAGGCAACGCCTCAATGGATGTTCATCCTAAGATGCCTAACCTAGATAAGGAGTTTGATACTTCGGTAGACAACAAGAGAAAACCAAGACAATTCATTAAAAAGAAAAATGGAACATATAATATCCTTGGTATAATTACTATTGAAAATTACAGTGGGGATCGGTCAAGTAAATTCAGTGGAGGGTTTCAGATTATTAATACTCGCGATCATCCAGTCACACTTTATTGGATACCACCAAATATATCTTATTACCCGGGTTCAAATCTTCCGAAACTTAAGATGTGTAAGCGCATGTCTACTATTCCAGCCACTCATCACAGCACCACCCACCCATATTCCCAACCCGGTACAACAAAGCAATTATGTCAAATTGGTCATAAATTTGTATGTGTTTATCATAGAGGGCATAGTGGATATAATGACTATCTGAAAATATTCACTTCTACAAAGAAAGGTGAAATCATTACTATCTGATTATTCATATTCTCTTAATCTTACTATTATATTTTTTATGTAAGTTCTTCTCATGTTTCGCAACATTCTCATTCTAGTAGCATTATCTTCATAAAAAATATTTTTTTGGTAAGAAGGTAATTTTCTAAGATTTTGATACAAGTAATAATACATTTTAAATACATAAATAAATTTTTTTTAAATATTTATTTTTCACAAACTATTAATTTTCACAAACTACGCATCTCATCCATGATTCTTTTTGATAATTCACTATAAAGTGCATCATCGTGTTTTAACCAGTCACTTTTATCATCGATCTCAAAATCCCATGAATTTTCATGATTTATTCTTAATAATTCGTGTATCAATTCTATCACTTGATAAGAGATACCAGTCATTTGATAGAAACCTAATCTATGATCGGTTTTAATGATATATTTTGTATCATCAAACACATATGAAAATTTACCATAATGATTATCTCTTGTCAAATAGTGCTCTCCCGCTATAGTTTCCCATCTTTTCACATGATATTCCAAAGTTTCTTTCTTTTCTTCTTCATTTTTTATTTTGATAATCTTATTACAAATTTCATTAATAGGTAAAAATACTCTTAAATATAATTTAATAATTTCGTCTCGTTTCAATGCAGTTTCCATTTAGTTTTGTCAGTCATAAAAAATTTAATTATCAAATTTAATCATTTGTCAAATATATATAATCCGATAAGAACTATACCAATGCCTAAACATTTATTTTTATTGAGACGTTCTCCAAATACAAAATGACCTAATATGACAAGCAAGATTAACGACAAACTCCTTTGAAATGTTTTGTATCTTACCACTTTACCTTCATTCTTAACTATATAATTTCCAATTAACAATCCAATAGTTATGAGAGTTACATACAAGACGAATTTGTATATTATATCCGAATCAAAATGTCTTGTTAAATGTTTTACTGATTTATTTTCATATAAAAAATAAATACTACTCACTATAATTAAAATACCTATATCAACATAAATAATTTCTTCTGTTATACTGAATTCTTTTAAGATGTCATTTTTAAGAAATACAACAGGGCTACCAATAAGTAGTGATATTATCAATAAGATATAAAAATTGTAGTTCATTATATAAATTTGATATTTTATTTTAGTTAAAAATTATATATATATATATATATATATATGAGAATTAATTCTGAAGAAATAATAATTATATTATCAATTATTTTGGTATGTTATTTTTTAATTAATTTATGTAATAAAAGTTTTGAAGGATTTGATGGATTACCTACATGTCAGAGGTTAACAAATAGTTGCAATGATGTCACAAGTGTAGACAACTTATCTTATAGTTGTTGTAATGCCATTATGAATAATGAAAACAAGAATAATCCAAATGAATATTGTGCAGTCGATGATCATATATTCCCACAATATAATGAATTTAAGGAATTTTGTCCTACCATGCTTCAAGTTTTATCTTCTTGCGATTATGATAATACAAAAAGTATTAATTACGAAAACAAATCCCTTGGAATGCGTGATCCTATCATTAATTATAATCCAAATGATTATGGCGATTTTCTATCATGTAATTGTAACAGTATAGCTTTAGGGGATACATGTTCAGAGTGTAAAACTACTGATGTATTGCAAAATATGACTTTTCAAGAGTTCATTAATTTCCCACCAGATAATAAGTGTTTAAAAGAAATATATATAACTAACGTCACACATGATGATATAACTTATTTATCACTTGGTTGGATAAGAATAAATTTAAATGAAATTTTGGATAAAACAGAGGATTTTGTAAAAAAAAATAAAATTGATGTGAAAACAACAAATATATTAGATTGGATTGAAAATAATAAAGCTGAAACTGCGGGTATATATGTTTTAGGAACATTTTTAACTGGCTCAATTTTTCAATTTGTATATACAACATATTCCGCAGTCACAACAGCATCTGTAAGTGCCGCATATGCTATAGGTGGTGGAAGTTTGGAAACTCTTGGAGCCTCATATGCTATGGAAGGATCAATATATTCCGCACCAGAATTAATATCGGCTGGATTTGCTGTAACAAGAGGATTACCATTAGTTGCTGGAAGAGCGGCTTTAGTTGGTGCTGAATTTGCGATAATAGTATTAGCATCTTTTGTAGCAGTCGTCAGCGCGTCTATAGTAAATGAAGCTAGTACTAATATTTTAATAAGTGAAGATATGGGCGACTGTAAAAACAGAGATTTATGTGATTGTGTTACCGATTATACAAGTGGTGACATGAAAGTTAAACTCAAGGGTAGTAAACCTAAGTATGCTGATATTTATTTTAAAAGACCATTAAAAGAGGGAGAAAAACCAGATTGCCCTATATCATTTAAGATTGGAGATCAGACGGTCCGGACGAGTCCGGGAGAAGGCTTGTTAGAAAGCCATATTGATAAAAGTGGGCATTTTGAATTTACTTATGATTTAGGCACAAATGTGCCGATGTCGATTTCTGGAAATCCACTTGAAAGATGGTATTGTAGTTAAATTTGATATTTTATTATTTATTCAATAAATAAGCTAAATATGTATCGCGATACATACATCAAACTTGCCCTTATAGAACTACTAAAAGATCCTTACATAGCAAATTATATATATAGTATACTTGAAGAAGATGAAATAAATATATCATGTATAAAACACAAGAAGGAAACAGAAATGGTTAGAGAAGATATTCAAATAATGTATCCAGGATTTATGCGGACTGCTATTTTTGAAAACATGAGATTTAATGTAGATGATGATTTAGAACCAGGTTATTCATTTTATAAAATTAACCCTTTGATACCATGTGGATACTTAATCAATTACGATAAAAATGTTCCAGAAAGATTTCCTATCTGTCATTATAGTGATTTTAATACTGATTATAATGGTGTCAAGATTGTAAATGATGTTAGAAAAAAATCTAAATATCTTAGATCGCAAATAATTCTTAATAGAAGGAATATATATGCGGATTTAGAACTGCAAGACAAGAGACCAATATCACTATGGTATGATTTCGAAACTAAAATTTTCTCAAATCTAAGCTAAAAATTTGATTTATTAATATTTTATTCTATTCAATTTAGATAATATATCAAATGAGTGATCATTGGGAAAACGCGGTGAATCAAATGATTTCAGCTATTAATACCGATAATAATATGAGAGATTATTTTATAAGTTTTGAACCCGATCCAAATACAGGATACGCATGGTATCAAGAACCTCGATATAAATATTATACAAGTATTCTAGATACACTAACAAATTCGACGGGGCATTCTGGTGCTTCTTTTGCGTGTTGTCTTAGAGAAGCGATAAATCGTATCAAATCAGAAGTTGTAGTAGAAGCGAAATCAGTGAGTAAATTGACCGATGATAGTGTTCTTACCCTTGAGCCGATAACATGAAAATTTCCATTTGCTTTATCCATTTCTTACCCAATTTAGTAATTCTTTTGTATTTTAATCTTTTCTTACGCAAAGTTTTCTTAATTTTCTTATTTTTTCGCTTATAATTATTTTTATTACGAGTAATTTTTTTCTTTTTACTCACCTTACTCATCTTAATTATTACTTAAAAATATATAGATATTAAATTAAAAAAATGGAATTTAATCTTGAATCATTTGCTTCTATTGTTTCTATCTTTGGAACATGTTGTGGTTTAGTATCAAGGGTTCCTCAAGTATATAAGACTTATAAAACAAAATCGGTAAATGACTTATCTGAAAATACAATGAGACTTAATATAACGGCTAATAGTTGCTTTCTTTTCTACACCCTCGTACATGAACAATATCCCATTATGATGAATTGTTTAGCAGTGATTACTTTAGAAGGATCACTACTGTATATGAAATATCACTTTGGTCAGATGAAAAAATCTTCATCCCAAACAAGTCTTGTTGATATGAATTTAAGTGATATGATAGATGAAACGGCTACAGAAGTTAATTAAAAAAATGAAAAAAATTAAGAAATTAAATAAATTAATCATATTTATCAGAATCAAGGATAACATAAACTTCTCTACTGACAATTTGTAAACTATTTTGTAAATCCGGATGATCTATCTTAATACTTTTGCCACTTTTTGACATGTCTAATATTACCTTCACTATATGTTTTCCTCTTGATTTAAATAATATTTCATTGCCAATATAATATCTAACATTATCTGGTGTTAATCTAATTAATTTCATGGGTGATTCATTCAATAAATTTATTTATCAAATTTAAATTTATATCATTGCGAGTAAATTTTTTTGCGAGTTCATAAATTTGATTTCGAGAATAAATTTATTCATCACACAAATCAATTTTGACTACTCTTAACAGAGTAACTGCTTATACACACTCCACCAAGTTCAGCGACCAGTTCAGCAAGTTCAGCAACCAGTTCAGCAACCAGTTCAGCAAGTTCAGCAAGTTCAGCAAGTTCAGCAGCATGGCATTTCACCAAAAACAGCGTGATGCCGGAAACAAGATCATCGGTGCTTTCAAAGAAGGAACTCCATTCTCTGTCATCTTGGCCCAGATGCAGAGCGGGAAAACCGGCACATACCTCTTCACCGCTTACGAAATGATCCGGCTCGGGATGATTGACCGGGCGGTCATCATCTGCGGTTCAGCGGAGACGTCCCTCCGCAAGCAGGCGCGTGATGATAAGGAGGAAGCGCTAAAGGCATATCAGCGCGAACTCTTAGACAACGACGACAAAGACGGGTTGGCTCGGCTTCTCACCGGCAAGGTTGATGTCCATTTCTCCAACGACCTTTCTGAGATAAACGAGATCACCACTCGCACACTCGTCGTCCATGAAGAGTGCCACATGGCGCAGAGCAAGAGCAACAAACCTTACAAAGAGTTCTACCGCATAAACGGGCTCGAGCGAGCGTTGCTTGGAGACTTCAAAGTTCTCCGGGACAACTCCAACTACATCCTTGGAGTGAGCGCCACACCCTTCTCGGAGCTGGTAGCGAATGCGCAAGTCTCTTCAAATGAACACGATGATATCGAAACTCGTCTGTTCGAAGAGATGGATTTCGAACCAGAAGAGAAATACATTCACCAGATGTCACCTGGTCCAGGATATCTTGGTGTTCCAGACTTCTACCGCTCTGGAAGCATCAAGTTTGAGTCTCAGAAGATAGAATCCACGTCGGATCACTTCTTCCGAGTCTTGCGCGATAATAAAGCCAAGTATCTCGGAAAGTACTGTATCGTCAGGACATTCGATAAAGCAACTTACGACATTATCCTTGAAGGATGTAAGCAGTTGGGTTACAACTGTCTACACTCCTTCGCGGGTGAAAAAGGTATCAAGAAGATCCTTGAGAATGCCCCAGAAAATCCGACAGTGATTCATATCAGTGGTCGCTGCCGGATGGGTCAGGTGATTGACAAACGGCACTTGGGGATGGTTTACGAGTCTAGCAATGATCCTAACGCAGACACTCTGCTACAGGGTCTAGTTGGTCGCGTATGTGGATATGACACGACTACTGATATTGACGCCTATGTCTCATGCAACTCTGAAGAGCACATCGCAGATTACTCTAAAGCTTGGTCGGATGGAGACACTGAGTTGCTTGGGAAAATCTCAAAGGCAATGAACTTGAGCAGTGGTGGTCGTAAGATGACACTCAAGGCAAAGGACAAGAAAGGACTTGAGATCATGCCCATCCATCCTATTCGCATCCCAGGTGAGTTGTTGGATATTGATGCGAGGGATGACTTAGGTTGGCAAGTCCATCAGTGTCTCTCCGAAAATCCCGAACTCATCAAGTGCCAAGATGACGCTGCGGAGATCAAAAAGAGAATCCAAGACAGTGGAAAGTTTCACAAGTCAATTCGGACAAATCGTGAAGAAGATGAACAGATGCTTAAATCATCTGTAATAAATCACAAACGCATGCGCCCTGGCAAGCTGAAAGCCATCCATGATGCCCCACATAAATTCACTATTGTGGAGAATCCATTCATCCTTTACAAGCGCAGGGATAGTACAGATTACTATCTGGGTGGATGGGTCAGATACAGAGAGGAAGTTCATGCTGCTGATGAGATTGATCGCCCGACACCAAAAGTCTCTCCAGAATGCAACTATGTTCCGAGCGAAGAACCCATTCCAGAAGAACCGAGACGCGAATCGCAAGTGAAATCGCAAGTGAAGTCTGGTTTTACACCTTCGGGTGTATCAAGTTGCGACGAAGACTCAAAAGAGAAATCATCTCACCCGATCAATTCAGGTGAATGCGAAGTCTATGAAATCGGGCCCATGCCCAGGATGGTCTGCGAAGTAGACACAACCGAAGAATTTATCGGGGCGGTGAAGAATCTTAACAAAAGGGGAATGCGATCTTATCGCCCCGTTTCAATGGCTGAAATTCCTGGACCGGTTGCGGTTCATCTGAAGTTGAGCGTTTTCTCTAAAGAAGAGATTGAGAAGATCAAGAAAGGGTTGAAGAAGGAATTAGGTATCAAATTAGTTGTGAGGGGGACACCAGGTAGACCTAGCAAGCGTGAGCAAGAGTATAGAAAGATGAAAGAAATCACATGGTAAAAACAAACAAAAACTAATAAACACAAAAAAAATTTTTTTGTTTATTTATATTAAATGGATGCAAGTATTAGAAATATATTATTTTTTCTAATTTTAATTATTATCGTGTTTAAATTTTTAGAAGACTGTGATTGTACATGGTTAGTTTATGAAGGAATAACTGCGGAGAAACAATGTAAATGCGATTATATTACTAGCGGTGGTGAGAAATGTTGGGAACCCATTCATAAACAATATTACAATAATGATCTTTGCAGTTCTGCTGGAAATACAGGGGATTGTTTGTGTAATGGTGGGTCAACCGATGAAAAGTGTCAAAATCCTTTTGACAGGAAAATGGTTTGTGATTGGACTAAATGTGATACAGCCATTTATACAGATTATGAGATATATGGTACATATACATATAATTTTGATTTAAGAGTATTAAATTTAGATCCTAAATCTGGAAATATAGGTTATAAATGGAGTGAGAAAGATAAAGCATGGACAGTCTTCGCAGACCAAGGTAGTGTAATATTACAAGATGATTCTACAGTAGATTTATTAAATTGTTTGCTCTTACAAACAGGGATAAATTATATTAGTGTAAGTAACGATGGGATATTTGAAAAATATGAAGTATATGTCGAATCCAAGAAAAAAGCATCGTTAACTTTTACTACAGAGAATAAAACTAAAGAGACTCTAACGATTGTTGATACATCTATAAGGCACGGTACAGAATATGATAGTGATGAACCAAAAATGGTAAAACTAAAAGTTATAGTTCAAGCATAACTTAAATTATAAATTTTATTAAATTATGAAATTTGATTTTAGTATAGTAATAAAACTAAACTAAACCTTAAATATGAATACTTGCGAAGAAAATTACAATAAATACTATGATTATATTAAATATGAAATAAATAAGGAGGGTAAATTCCAAAAGGTGACAAAAGTGAGGATCTTAGATAGATTCTTAAAGAAAAATCTCATAACTGAGGATTTTCATAAGAAGAAGATTCAATCTTGTATAAAACATGATCGGGAAGAAGAAAAAAATGATATGATATTCTCTCTGCTATTTTCAGCGTCTATACTAACATTCTTCTTAATCGTGTTTCTACCGGAAAAAGAAACATTTACTCGTATTTTATTTGGATTTTATATACTTATTATCTGTGTTATTGCTCTAATGTTTTAATGTGATGTTTATAACTAAAGACTTAATATTATTTTTTATGTTTGAAAATAAGTATAATTTTCAAAGTAAAACTAAATGTGGATTGAACAGATAGATGATTTTCATGCGAATAACAAGGGCGCACTTGATATGAATAGAGAATTACATCTCTCTATTTACGTGAAAGAAATACTAAAACCGAAGATAATATTTAGTTTATCGGATGATAAATTACTTATTAAAGATATAGAAGAAGATAAGTCAATGAGTTTTGATGATTTTTATTATTGGTGGAATATTGATAGATTTGATGAAGTATTGTCTGAAGAAGAAGTCATATTTAATGATTTTAATACACTTAAATCTAAAGTTTTACCAGCAATTGAGAATATAAAACAACCAGAAATTAAAGATTATGATTCACAAGAAGATAAAAAGAAAAAAGAACTTAAAATAAAGTCTAATAATGAAAAAATTTTAAAATTACAAGAACATGTTAAATCTGAAGCGGATAAGTCAAATTCTCAAATTAATATCTTACGCCAATTCAGAGGTCTATATCCCACTAAAGATTCACTAAAAGTATTCACAGAAAATGTTATCGTTTTATTAAATCATACTGAATAATTCTAACTTATCAGCGACCTCTATCAGTATCACACCAACCAGTATATGGCCAACTTTGAGTATTCCAAAAACAGTTTCCTCTGAAATGTGGGTCCTTTGGACCAAGGCATTGCTCTCTGGACCATTGTGGATCACATTCAGTCATATGACCCCCAGAGGTATCTGGACCAGTCTGACCAGGGATAGTATCTACATGATCCGGGCACCAAGTACCTCCTTTATTATTACAAATTCCAGCAGTAACAGCTCCTGTACAAACGCCGTCGACCAAGCAACGGGTTAACGGATTTGTGCAATTAGAACATTGGCTCATTCCCTCTACTCTTCCACATTTACCCATCATATGATATACTAAAAAAGCACCAACTAAAAATAGTAAAACATGCTCAACTTTCATTTCTCCCATTTATTTATAATACTATAAAACATTTTTTTTTGGGGAAATTAATTTTTAGAATGTTTCAAATAAGTTTAAAGATTTTAATACTAATTAATTTTATATAATGAGTAAAATTTTGAAGAGTGATTCACTAACAAGTGAAATATATGATTCAATAAAATACAAACTTAAAATTTCTGGTAAGAAGCCCGGATTAGCAATTATCGTTGTGGGTGATAGAAGTGATTCAAATTTATACATTAAAATGAAACGAAAGAAATGTAGTGAATTAGGAATTGAATCTTATTTATATGCTTATCTTAAAAAAGTTTCGCCAGAATATATTATAAAAAGTATAGAATCTCTTAATAATTCTCCAGGGATAACTGGAATTATCGTTCAACTTCCATTACCCTCAGAGTTTTCAAAAGATGACGAATATAATATACTAAATAGTGTTTCATCTGAAAAAGATGTTGATGGATTTCATCATGAAAATATGGGTAAATTGATGTTAAATGTACCAAGTATGGCGCCTTGTACAGCCGAGGGTTGCTTTAGATTATTAGAATATCATAATATTGATATAGTGGGAAAACATATTGTTATTGTTGGATCAAGCAAGGTGGTTGGATTACCATTATCAATGATTCTATTACATAATGGGGCAACAACAACCTTATGTAATATTCATACTGAAAATATAAAAAATATAACTAAAATGGCTGATGTATTAATTTCATGTTGTGGATCACCTCGCTTAATTGATAGTTCATGGATAAAAGAAGATACAATTATAATTGATGTTGGTATTAATTCTACAGAAAGAGGTATTGTAGGTGATGTTAATTTTGACGATGTATATACAAAAGTGAAACATATCACACCTGTTCCGGGGTGTATAGGACCTTTAACCATTGCTATTTTAATGGAGCATTTAGTAAATCCCAAACAATAAATCACTTAAACTTAATATTATTAAAACCATATAATCCGTTTACAGCACTTGGATCTTTTATCATGGGTCCATATTTTGTAGATATCTTATTACCTAATTGTATTTTATCAGGAGATTTACACCAACTATTCATTCCTATCTTATCATAGTATTGCGTATGATTATAGTAAATCCACTTTTTGTAATCGGTGTATATTTCACCGAATGGTAAAAATAATGGATATTCGTATTCACTAAAACCTAAATATCCTTTTACTCTTCTTTTTTCATTTGTTTTCGTTAAAAAACAGTTGACATAAATATCAACATATGATTTTTCATTGAAATATTTCTGTTTAAAATCATTTAAATTTTCTCTACCCATAGACAAATTACACATTCGGCATATAGGAACTAAATTATTAACAACATCTTCTCCTCCATCTACAGCTGCGACTATATGACCACAATCAAAATTACTCACTTTAATTTCTGTGGCGCACACATTGCATTTACCTATTCCATTTTCTTCTCCAATGTATTTATTCCATACTAAGGTTCTTACAGGTTTTGGGATACCTCTTCTTCTCATATTAAAATATCTAATGATATATTCTTTAAATTAAGGATTATTTTTCATACACTGATACATCTTAATGACTTGTTCGGTCCATCTTGAATGTGTTGGTGAAATAGCATTTGGACCTCTAAATCCTGATGTCCAATCATCATTTGTCCAATCTGGTTGTCTGTTAATACAATGATATAAATCAGTATATGCTAGAAATTCAACGGGTATCTTAATAATGCGACACTTGTTTTTTTTTGCCCATTCATGATGTGCTTTTAAAGATTCATCTGTAGAATGCCATATTTTTAAATCATCATCTGTAATATAACTACAATTATCTTTTACTCTTAAAATAGCACTATATCCAATTCCAATTGTATACCAAGCAATTATATCACCAATCACTAGTTTATCAAATAGTCTTTGATTCGCATTATCTTTTTGCCATGTACATACAAAATCATTATCAATCATATTAAACCATCCCTTGTTTGCTTGATGTGTTCTATAATTCATATACCATATTTTCCTTGCGTTTTGTATGATTTTAATATCTTCATCTAAATTGTCTTCGTGTAATATATCATTGTCAATTTTAATCTCACTAATAAGTTCTTCTACTTCTTCTACGCATGAATTAAATGAACTATCAGAGTTATCTGAATTATTATCACTAAGTTCATCTACTCTTAACGAATTCTGTTTATAAATACCACTATCCAGTATATCAAATGCCGATAAAGTATCATTTATTTCTAATTCTAAATTGATTGCTTCTAATCGTTTACTTATCATTAAATTAAACTTAACCTTCTTACCTATCAGATTGGTATTCATATTAAATTTACATTGACTACTATGGAAAAATATATCTCCATATTTGTGACTACTTATAATACCATAATCCATGTAATTGGATAATCTTTTTACCTCTCCATACAATACAGCAGATTCATAAATATCAAGACGTTTTTGTAATTCGAGAGTTTCGCATTTTAATGATTTCGTTTCATGGTGTTTCTTCCAATATTTAGATTTATATTTTTCATATTCTTCTTTGTAATTAATGGTAGTCATTAATTGTTTTGAATAATTAAATTATTAAACTTTTAAATCAAATTTAGGGGTTATTCGTTGGTTTCGGTACAATTGATTCATTTGGACCATTTTGTTTATCTAAAATATAGTCTTTATCTAATACATTAAATGATACAAATTCACTCATAAACGCAGACATCATTTTATCATTTTTAACGCTTTGATATGCCACACTTAAACTATTATATAATTTCATCTGAACTAGTAGTGTAAATGAAATAAAACATGAAATAGTTGACATACTATGATAATCTTCATATAAAACATTTATCATCATTAAAACATTAATCGCATAAATAACACTAGTAGCGCTTAAGCCATAGAAATATAATCTGTTTAGTCTGTCCATTTGTTTATCTAAAATAGGCTCTTTAATAATAATTTCTTTTAAGCCATTATCGGGTTTATCATTGTCTATATCTAAATATTTAATAGCCCAAGATTCGCGTTTAAGTTCTAAAAGATAACAATAAATAAAAGATAAAAAAGATATACCATTCCAATATAGAGTTAATCTATGATAGATTTCGTTGTTTTCAAAATTTTGTGTGAGTGTGCATATCCGCACTACCTCATCGCCGCGAATAATGTCAGACCCATCGCTAATCGGGTCATAGCAAGCTTGTGGGACAAAGAGAGACAACAAGGTTCCAGTGACAACCTTGTAAAACTGGAGACAAAAGATACCAGCGACTTTGACTCGTTGGATGATATCTTGATCAATTTTCATTTATAAGTTTATTAGATTTAAATTTGATATAATTGGTTTTGAATACCATAAAATAACATACTATGGACTTTATCATCGCATATCACTTGCAGAAAAAACTAAAATCATCAATTACCAATGACGAATTAAAAGAGTTGAAACAGGAGGAAGAAAGATTTCCAATAAGATTAGTATGTTCCCGATGTGGTCAAAATCCTTATCTGTGCCAATGTAATTCTACTATGAAACATTCAACAATTGATAAATCTAAGGTTTTCGACCCAGAAAAAGACAACTATTGAATATAAAATTTGATTTCTTAATATTATTTTTTATCATAAACACAAACATAAATACAAAATGATTGTTCATACTTGCTTTAATAATTGTAGTGAACATGGATATTCGGCGAATATACTTAAATCGGGTATCTGTAAATATTTTAGAAGAGGGGAAAAGGAAAAATTTACATGGTGTGTCATGGAAATGAGTCTTTTCCATGATCATCCAAAAGGATCTGGATTAATTACAAACCTTATTAATCGCTTAAAGATTCTGCTTATGGAAGATTTATCGCTTTCAGAGGTGTATATTATCAGTGAATGTAGTCGGATATTAGATGAATATGACAAAGATAGATCACAAAGGGATCTGTTATTAGATTTTTGCGAACTTGTGACGAAAGGTAGGAGAAATCGTATAACTAGTTATGTGAATAACTGGTATAGAAATAAACATTATACAAGAGGAGATTTAGTTTTAGATAAAGTGTTAAAGTATAAAAAATCAGGGGATAGCGAAGAATTACTTCTTTTAGGCGAAGATCTTATTCATAGGTTAGAGAAAGGAGATGAGTCTATATTTCTAATCTTTAATGAAATGATGAAAATACAAGATAATATGGGTCTAAGATATAGAAGAAAAGAAGCATCTTATCTATGGTTCGAGATACTTTGTGATTATATGTGGCCAGCAGAATTAAATGATACATTTAAATTTGGTATTCAGATGTTTATGAGAAGAGGGATGAAAGAAAGACCAGCATTTGGTATCTGGTTAGGATTAATAGCTTTGAAACGAGACGATTTGGATTATTCAGTAAAAGAATATCAAAAATTTAATGAAACTCATTTTGATGACTATAGAAAGGATATGAAGAAGATAGAAATGGATGATTATGTTGTCAATGATTATCATGTAAATAAAGGATTTGGTTTGGGGAAATTTGCTGAAGAAGGAGCATATGTTGTAGATGAAGATCTATCACTATTGGGTAACAAGGGTGAAGAATATAAATCATATTATATTCAGAAGAAGAATGAAAGTGATTCAAAGAGTAAAAAGAAATCAGAAAAAATTAAAGACACCTCGGGATATTTACATGAAGAAGAAAAGAAACAATCTAAACTGAATCGGAAGAAGAAGCGTTTTGATGATTTAGATAAGATTTCATTTAGTGAATTTGCAAATGTAAATATTCTAGAAGATGGTGTATGTGGTGGGAAAGTGTGTTGCATAGAAGTGACTTACAAAGATAAGAAATATATACTAAAGCAGATGGGCGAGAGCATGAACTATGGATTAGATTACATATGTGTAGATAAATGTAAGACATATTTCGACTTGTGGGACATGAATATGCGACGAATTGTTTCTAATAAAAAATTGGTTAGAAAGGACCCTAAAATAAAGACTTTTGTAAATAATAGTTCATTCGCCGATGAAGATGCGGTGTACTGTATGATGGATTATTTTGAAAATGTTGGTGATCTTGGTAAAAACAAAGAATATCTAAAAGATGAATTTATAGTTAAGGAATGCTTAAAGATTAGACTCTTTGACGGATTATTCAGATCATCTGATAATATCATTCGGAATATTTTAGTGAATCGTGATGGAGAATTGCTTAGCATTGATGAAGGGGATATTTATGGAAATCGAGATAGTATATTTAATAAGCATGAGTGGGTTTCATCAAAAAATATTTCAGATAAGATACTGAATGAGGTATTGGATGATATCTTATCTGATAAAGATATGAAACTAAAACATGTAAGTGAAAAGTTAACAGAATATGGTTTTAAGGATAAGATAGGTGAATTTGTGAATAGGTTTAACGATTATAAAAACATTGTAATGCGTGAATGGCATTGAGTGAATGGATAGCGGTGATTTATGATATTTGTGTATTTAAATTTGATTTACATATATTATTTTTTATCGGTATTTAAATAATAGTCACATATTTGAAATAGATAAAAAATGAGTATTCGTCTCGCAATTTTCGATCTTGGTGGAACTATAGTTGATCGTTATAGTCTTTCACCGTTTCTTTCATTAAAACATGCGTTTCAAAAGAAAGGATTGAATATTTCAAATCATTTAATATACAAAGACATGGGTGTTGATAAGCATCATCATATAGAATTAATATTAAAAAACGAAAAAGTTTCTAAACAATGGATTCAAAAGTATGATAAATATCCTGATATGAATTCGACCATGAGTGTATTTGATGAATTTATACGTTATCAAATGGACGATGGAATTAAAAGCATAGAGATTTTACCAGAAACAAAGACATGTATAAATTGGTTAGGTAATAATAGTATTTCAACAGGAGTGACCACTGGATTCTCTCGCCCTATTATGAATGCGATTAAAGAAAAGTTGTTAGATGATGATATACACATTGATAAGTATGTCTCTAGTACTTGCCTAGGAAAGCCTGGACGACCTAACCCCCACATGATGCGAGAAATTATTAATCATTTAAGTATATCGGATCCCAGAAGAGTAATAAAGATAGATGATACTGTTGTTGGTATCCAAGAGGGTAAGAATGCTGGAGTGATTACTGTGGGGGTTGCTAAATGGTCTGTCAATATGAAAATGAATGACTACGAAGATGATAAAAACATGTCTAAAGAAGAATATGTGGAACGTTTAAAGAAATCGAGAGAGATACTATGGAGTGCGAAACCAGATTACGTTGTAGATTCACTAAATGAATTACCAAAGATTATTTATCATATCAACAATGAAAGTTACTTAGTCTAAGTTTGTAATATATTTAAAAAAATAAATAATAATATTATTAAATATGGTAAACATGAAAAAGATCGTTTTTGGTAATCTTGGATTACTTGATGTCTATCTACCGAATCAAAGGTTAATATCGGATGGATGTGAGTTAATGTTGATTGATAAGGATGATTATGATACAGTAACAAAGTCTAAAGATTTAGAGTATCCTATCTATTATACATATAATGAAATACTTAATCTCATTTCATATGATAATGATTTATCTTATAGTAATAAGGTATATCTTCTAGAAAAAGTTAATGAAAGTTTAGATGTGTTGATTCAATATATTGATGATTATAATGAAAATGAAAATACCCGAATTTGTTATATTGTGGATAATATCCATGCGAGATACGAAATAGTAAAATCTCAGGTGTTATACAAGGATCCATGGGCAGAAAAAGTTGTGTTTTTATTTGATGAATTAGTTGATAGTTTTAGAGAAGCAAAGAGATATTTATATTTCTCACCCGCTTCGTTTTATCCACTAATAAATCTAGAACCTGGAGATTTTTTAGATGATTCAGATGATAGTTGGAGAAGTGATAGTGGTAGTGAAAGCGAAGAAGATATTTCAGATGATTCAGATGAGTCAGATGATTCTGAAAAGGATGAATGTGATGATGAGTCGGAGAATGATACCCCAAAATTCGTGAAAATTGACTACGATGGAGTGGAATACCTGGAAGATGAGGAGAATTCGTATCTTTACAATGCTTCCCATCAATTGGTTGGCAAATGGAATGGGAATGGTGATAAGATTGTCTGGTCTTCAGATTCTTTCCGAAAGGCACATCAAAATATGATAAATAAATTAGATTAAATATATGGTATATATCTCGGTGCTTGTGTTTGATAAATATTAGCCTTGTATTGTTTTCCTGGATCACCAATATTTAACATGTCATTTTTATTTATTACTTGGCACCCCCTTTCTTCTGTACAATCCTTATCTCCTGTATAAATTGGTATTTTAGTTGCTAAATGAGAATCAAGCGAAGTAAAATAATTCCATTGATTTGAGCCTCTGTAAGTTTGACGACCATACAATGGTTTTATATTTTCAGGATTATTTTCATCTGTTAAAATACCTACTTGCTGATATTCTGGTGGTTCACCTCTAGTTGGTATATTAATTCTCATGTCTCTTCTAGGATAATATCTTGAATCATACTGTCTTTTTGGTTCTTCAATAACTTTTCTTTCGTGAATAATTTCTGGTTTTCTTTCTTGAATAATTTCAGGTTTTCTATCATTAATGATATTTATATTAATGTGTCTATCATTGTAATCCTCTTCATCAGAAGATTCACCTACATAATCATCAGGATAATATTCTCTTACAACTAATACTATAAACAATATAGCAATGACAAGATAAAGAAAATTTATTTTTGATTTTCTCATATAATAAAATATAGATAAAATTTTAAAAATTATTTACTTTTTAGAATTCTTCTTT